ATACTGGCGCAACAAAACATATGTGGGCGGACTCATAAACTAATTCGTGGTATGACCGGCTCACTTGCGTTATTAGGCAAATAATCCTTTGCACTCTCAACCCACTGTGCTATAACGAATTGCACCCTGCTTCACTGATGCCGGACACAGGCAACAATGTCGGGCTCCATTTCGGCCAAGGCTTTACCGTCTCTATGGCATCCAACAAGAGAATCCTCAATATCACCCGCAATTACTGGCTCAAGCCCTCTCAAGCCTTCCGAGGCATTGAGAACTGCTCGTGTGTTTGGCTCGAAGAAGGCGTATCGGTGCGCGACCTAAGTCTTGCAGAATCAATTGCAGCCCGTAATGTGCAGGCTAAGGTACGTGAACCTCTCTCAGTAGCTGAGATCCCCGGTATTACCTTCGACCGGGAGACCAACTGGACTCTGGTATCACAGGCTAACCGGTTCGTTGACTCTAAGTCTCAGGCGCAGGCTTGACGTGGCAAAACTGACCCCGAAACAGGAGTTGTTTGTAGCTCACTATCTTGCGAACGGCCTCAATGCAACAAAGGCCGCAGAATCAGCAGGTTACAGCAAGCAGACAGCGTACTCCATCGGTCAAGAAAACCTGACGAAGCCTGAAGTGCAGAAAGCCATTGAAAAGAAACACCTTCCGAGACTCGCAAGGCTTGAGATCACCGCCGAACGAGTCTTGAATGAACTGGCGATGATGGGCTTTGCGAACATGGGAGATTACTTCGCGTTTGACTCCGAAGGAAGGCTCCAAGAGTTTGACTATTCGCAGATGACTCGGGAACAAACCGCTGCGATTCAAGAGATTACGGTCGATACAGCGGGTGGTGTAGGGGACGGAGAGCGCAAGTTGGTCCTACGCACGAAGTTCAAGCTGGCACCGAAGCGTGAGTCCTTGGAGCTGCTAGGCAAGCACTTACGGCTGTTTACGGACAAGTTGGAGGTATCCGGCAGTCTTACCTTGGCAGACACGATTGCCGAGGCTCGGAAGAGGGCTGGGAAGTAGTACAATGTAGTCATGGTGATATCGCTTCGAATACCTGACGAATTGGTGGCCCGGCTGGACGAAGAAGGTGTGAGGCTTCAACGCAGTCGCAATTGGGTTGCGGTGGATTTGATCCGCAGGGGTAGCTCAGAGGAAGAGCAGCGGCCTTCCAGTCCGCAGGTCGAAGGTTCGATTCCTTCCCCCCGCTCCAAAACGCAAGGGCATCACCCGCGCTGCAAATGTTCTCTCTGTGGGGCTAAATGAAGGGCGGCTTGGCAGAGGAAGAACTAGCCCTTGCCCAGGACATCGGGGCTTACTCGCTCGATCCGGTCGGCTTCATGCGGTACAACTTCCCTTGGGAGTCGGAGAAGCTGCCGGCGAGCGGACCTCGAACGTGGCAGAACGACATCAACACGCTGATCCGGGATCACTTCGCAAGCCCTGAGACGCGGCATCAGCCATTGCAGATCGCGGTCGCATCGGGCCACGGCATTGGGAAGGCTCAGAGCCCTCAAGATTATCTGCCTACGCCTGACGGTTTACGCCAAATCTCTACCATGCGTGTGGGAGATTATCTGTTTGGCGAAGATGGATCGCCGGCTTTGATTCGAGCGATGAGGTTTTACGAGTCATGCCCTTTCTATCGAGTTCGCTTTTCTGATGGAACGGCCGTCAATGTTTCATCCGGTCATTTGTGGAAGACGCGGGACAGACAAGCTAGGCGGAACGGAACTGGGTGGAAGGTAGTTTCAACGCTCGATATCGTGAACGCTGGAGTTCTGAGGGCCAACGGAGTTTCTTTGTCTAGGCAATGGGAGATACCTGCCTCTGGCGCAGTTCAATACGCCAAAGCTATGCTACCCGTTGACCCATACACGTATGGCGTGTGGCTCGGAGATGGGACAAAGGATGGCGGAGGCGTAACGAACATCGACCCAGAAGTTTGGGATAACGTGGCGTATCCCCACCGTGGGCAAGGCGTCTGTCGTACCCTATATGGACTAAAGAAACATCTTCGCAAGGCTGGCCTATTTGGTTGCACCACGTATAACGCAAAGGTAGACCGTCGCTACATCGAGTCATCTGAACGCCTAGAGGTTCTTCAAGGATTGCTCGATACGGATGGCTGGGTAGAGCAATGCGGAGGAGCAGCGTTTGCCAGCGCATCCCGTCAGCTCACCAAAGACGTTATCGAACTGGCCAGATCGTTAGGTTTGAGAGCAAGGGCGGAGAGTTTCAAGGCCAATCAATTTGCCGGAAGTTGGCAGACGCATATAACTTGGGACGGCGTAACACAGCTTTTCAAGATTGCTCGAAAGCAAAGCCGTCTGATCGCCGCAGAATCGAGATACACGGCTAAGTGGATTGATTCAATTGAGGAAATAGAGTCGGGTCCAGGCATTTGCTTTGAGGTGGACGGAGGGCTGTATCAAACCTCCGATTTCATTGTGACGCACAACAGTGCCGAGATTGGCATGGTGATTGATTGGGCCATGAGCACCTGCGAGGACTGCAAGGTAGTAGTCACGGCTGGAACTGGTGTACAGCTCTCCACGAAGACAGCCCCGGAAGTGCAGAAGTGGTTTCGGCACGGCATCAATGCACACTGGTGGGACATCAATGCCACGTCGATACGGGTCAAAGACCCTGAGCATCAGGCGATGTGGCGAGCCGACTTTATTACGTGGTCGGTGCAGAAGACGGAAGGTTTCGCAGGACTTCACAATCAGGGCAAGCGAATCGTCATCATCTTCGACGAGGCTAGCTCAATTGACGACATCATCTGGGAAGTGGCTGAGGGAGTTCTAAGCGATGAAGACACGGAAATCATCTGGATCGCGTTCGGAAACCCAACGCGCAACACCGGCGAGTTCTACAAAGCCATCACCGGCGCGAACCGCTGGGTCAAGCGTCAAATCGACTCCCGCACCGTCGAAGGCACCAACAAATCGCTCCTCGACGCCCAAATCAGGGGATGGGGCGAAGACTCCGACAGAGCAAGAGTCAGAATACGCGGAGAATTTCCTCGCGGTGGATCTACGCAATTCATATCCGGCGATCTCGTATCAGCAGCGCGAAAGCGAATCGTCGATGGCTACCAATCAAGCCCTGTCATCCTCGCCGTGGACGTTGCTCGATTCGGAGATAACCGAAGCGTCATATTCAAGCGCCAGGGACGAAAAGCAGAAATATGTGGAGGAAAGCCCAAAGGCGTCTTCTACGGCATGGACACTCAGAAGCTTGGTGGCATGGTTCAGGAAGCAATTGATCGGGAGCGACCGGACGCCGTAGTGATTGACGGAGACGGCATTGGCGGGGCGGTAGTCGATTACCTCGTCGCTCGCCGCTATGACAAGATCATTTGGCCAGACGGACGCAAGATGATCTTATTCGAGTTCCACGGTGGTGCAGCGGCGCAAGACCCGCAAAAGTATTTCAATCGGCGCACAGAGATTTGGGGCGAAGGAAAGGACTGGCTCGAAGGTGGACAGATACCCGATGATCCAGAGATAGACACAGATTTGACGGCACCGGATTACGGATACCACCCTACGAGGAATTGCATAGTGCTTGAGAGCAAAGACGAGATGCGATCGCGGGGAGTGGATTCGCCAGACTTCGGAGATGCGTGGGCGATGACGTTTGCAGTGAAGATTGCGCCGCCGAAACCTAAACCAGTTGCACCGCCAGCGAGAAGGAGTGGATGGGCATGATGAAGAAAATACTTGTCGCGGCTGCGCTATTCCTGCCATTGCAGGCCCACGCAGCTGTCAAAACCATGCAGGTTACCATCGGGGCTGGGAATACCGCCGTTCTGAGCCCAGGCGCTCACCTGAACGCAATTTGGATGCTGTTTCAGAACAATGCAGCCCACGTCATGCGGATCGGAGACGCGAATATCAGCACCACCCGCGGACTCAGCGTTGCGACTCCAGGCGGTGCGTTCTATGTCGGACCCGCAACCGGTGTCGGTCGTGACCTCGGGAGCTGGTATGTCAACGGGACCGCCGGCGATGTGTTGGACATTGTGTACGAGGACGGAGCGAACACGATATGAAGCCGAAGAAGACAATCCCGAAGGATGTGCTGACCAAGGCGCAGGCTACCAAGGTCCGGATCAAGGCGAACAAGATGATGGGCGTCAAGTACGATAAGGACTCCGCAGCGGGGGCGGCAAACTGATGGCGTATCGCTACGTTCCCATTGAAGGAGCGGACTCTTACGCGATTCGCATGGCTTCGTTTCGCGCTCTCGCGGCCACATGCGCTGACGGTCGGCCAACCACCATCCAACTCCAAATGAACGGACTGCTCAAATGATTGTGCATAAGATAGCTTTGGCGATAGTAGGCCCAGCAGTTTTATCCGCTTATTGGCTAGCAGCAAAAGCGATGGTGGTTATTTTTAAGGAATTACGATATCGGAGGAATGGGCGATGGAACTAGACGAGCAACGCCGCGTTGAGAACTTCGCCATCGTCTGTCCGCTCAAGGATATTGAGGACGCGGATATGCTGGCGTTTCTGGCAACGCTGATCCAGGACCACGACCACTTGCGGGAGAAGCTGTTGACGGAGTCGAACATCGAGGCTAGGAAAGGCAAGCTGGATGCGATGCGGCCTTACCTTCATTTCAAGGCGCTTACCCTTGAGGCGTACATGAATGCGGAAGCGGCTCGTCAGTGCGGGGTTCAGCCGATCTACCAAGAGCAGGCGAAGGTGGGCAAGATTTTGATGCCGGAATCACGAATCCACGAAGTGAGGAACTAATGAAGAAGCAGATGCGAGCGGACGAGTTGCCGAACCCGAAGATGCCGGCCGTGCCGAAGGGCAAGTACAAGGCAACGATGAACGAGTATGACCACAAGCGCCCGAAGAAGCAGGTAATGACGAGGATTGCCAAGTAGTGCAATCAGAGCCGGTCCGCACAGATCCTGCCAAGGGCAACGATGAACTCCTGAGAGATATTCGGGAGGACTTTTCGTATTTCAAAGACTTCTGGCGCGAAAACCATTCCGAGGCCAAGATTGACCTTCGCTTCGTGGCCGGCGATCCGTGGGAGCCTGCCGACCGGATGCTGCGCGAGGACAATAACCGTCCCGTCCTGTGCCCTGATGAGCTCGACCAGTACCTCAATGCCACGATCAACAATCTGCGGCAGAACAAACGGGCGATCAAGGTCAATCCCAAGGGGTCTGGGGCGAACGATGCGGACGCCGAGAAGCGATCGGCAGTCATTCGTGGGATTGAGTATGCCTCGAATGCTCAGAGCGCGTATACCAACGCCTTTGAGAACGCAATCAACTGCGGCATGGGATTCTTTCGGGTAACGACCAAGATTATTTCGAAGGATAACGAGGTCGAGCCCCGCATCAAGATCATCGAGAACCCGCTTTCGGTGCTGCTGGACCCGAACTCAAAGGAAGCTGACTTCTCAGACCAGAAGCGCTGTTTCGTGCTGGATATCATGCGGCAGCGGGACTTTGCCAAGAAATACCCCAAGGCAGAGAAGAAGAGCTTCACCGCAGACGATACGACGGTGGCTCCTGACTGGTTTGCGGCGGAAAACATCGTTGTTGCCGAGTATTGGCGCATCGATGACTACGACGAGAACGGTGAGGGCGGCACGGTGACGCAGTACATCACCAATGGCGTCGAGATTCTCGAAAAGACAGCGTGGCCAGGATCGTGGATACCGATTATCACGGTGACCGGAAAGAAGGTGTACGTGCCGTCCGGTGGCGAGATGAAGCGGATGTACTACTCGATGATCCGCAAGGCGCGTGGTCCGCAGATGATGCTGGCGTATATCGCGTCGCAGGAAGCCGAAGAGTACGGCATGGCCCCGCGGGCTCCTGTGATGGGCTACGTGGGGCAGTTCGAGACGGACAAGGATGCTTGGGACGAGTTGAACCGAGTTCCTCGCGCTTACATCCAGGTGGACCCGATCGTGGACGGTGCAGGTGGTAATACCCTCCCTCTGCCGGTACGTGCTCCATTCTCGCCAAACACACAGGCGTATGAGGTCGGTTTCGAGCGCTGGAGACGGTCGATTCAGTCTGCGATGGGGATTACACCATTACCCACCGCAGCGCAGCGGCAGAACGAGAAGTCGGGAATTGCGCTGGACAAGATTCAGTCACAGCAGGCGATTGGCTCGTTTCACTTTACAGACAACTTCGACCGTGCGATTGAGAACTGCGGCCGGCAGTTGGATGAGCTGATTACGAAGGTGATGGACACGCCTCGGCAGGTTGGAACGCGGAACCCGGACGATTCACACACCTTAATGCCGGTAGCGCCGGGTGGGCAGATGCCACAAGCTACACCAGGGCAGGCTCCTCCCAACCCCGATGATGTCTTCGACCCGGCGAAGGGTGATTTTGACGTAACCATCTCCACTGGCATGAGTTATCAGTCTCAGCGCGAGGCGGCGTCGGACTTTGCGGACACTCTGATTAGCGAGCTTGGCGAGTTGCCGATCGCACCCGGAGCGAAGGCGAAGCTTCTTTCGATGGCGATTACTCTCAAGGATATCGGCCCGATTGGCGATGCGATGTCGAAGATTATCGACCCGGACGGAGACGGTCAGCCGCTACCACCCCAGGCGCAACAGGCAATTCAGCAGGCCCAGGCTCAGGCACAACATGCGATGGCAACCGCACAGCAGCTGTCACTTGAGAAGCATGGAAAGATGTGGGAGACGCAAGGCAAGTTGCAGGAGATTCAGGCGAAGTTTCAGGCTGATATGTCGCTTGAGGACAAGAAACTTGCCACGCAGATTGCGGTTGCCCAGATCAACACGAAGGCTCAGATTCTTGCGGATCGTGAAGCTGCGGTCAAGGATTTGGAAGCGCAGTTCCATCAGCAGTCTCACGAGGCTGCAATGGAAGCCGCGCAGGCCGACCAGCAGCAACAGTTGCAGCAGCAGCAAGCCGCAAACCAGTCTGCACAGTCTTCACAGGAGGCCGGGCAGCAGCAAGACCTTCAGGCGCAGCAGGCAGACGCACAGAGCCAGCAGAGCGCACAGGAAGCTGCCCAACAACAAGATTCCGCCGGTCCGGCGTAAGGACGAGGTAACACAATGAATGAAGCACAGGCGGCTGTTGTGGAATCGCCAACCACCGTAGAGATGCAGGTCGAGCGCGGTCCTTTGGTCAACCTTACGGGCGATCAGCGAACCGAATTCCGCAAGACTGGAGAATTGCCGAAACCCGAGGAAGCGGCAGCCTCGACAGAAGTCAAGACACCAGAAGTGCAGGAGAAACCGGCAAAGAAGGCGAAGACTGCGGAAGAGCGCATCGCCGAGCTGGAATCGACCATCGACAAGATTCGTAAGGGAGCTGGCAAAGAGACGCCAAAGGTGGAATCGTCACCCACCAAGCCAGAAACTCAGTTCACTCGCCCCAAACCGACCACCGAAGACAAGAAAGCCGATGGGACGCCGAAGTTTGCGACCTATGAGGATTACGTCGAGGAGTTGGCTGACTGGAAAGCGGAGCAGCGGTGGGCTACGCAACAGCGGGAGCAGGCGGCTGAGAACCATGCGAAGCAATTCAAAGCGAAGATGGAAGAGGCCAGCGGTCGGCACGAAAACTTCGAGGCAGCACGAGACGGTTTCATCGAAGCAATGTCAGCAATCAAGATCAGCCCTGCTGTTCAAGATATGCTGAACGATTCGGATGTCTTTCCTGATTTGGTTGCAGTCATCGGCGGGAGCAAAGAAGAGGCTTCCAAGTTCGCGAAGATGGCGCAGGACAATCCAGGCAAGGCTCTGCGATACATTGCGTTGACGGAATCGTTGATTGCCGACGAGTTGGCGGGTAAAACCGAAGAAGCTCCTGCAAAACCGAAAACCCAAGCCCCGAAACCACCCTCCACGGTTGGCGGCCAAGCCGCTTCACCTCCAGACGGGATGGAATCTGCGGCAAAGGCGGGTGATTTCCGTAGCTTCAAAGCGGAAGCCAACCGCCGATATCTGGCAAAGCTGAAGAGCTAGGCCTGAAAGGTTCTCATGGCAAATCAATTTCTCGACACAAACTGGGTTTCGATGAAGATTCTGTGGTTTTTGCAGAATGCTCTCGAAGTTGCCAGTGTCTTCAATACGGAGTGGGAGTCGGAGTTCGGTAAGAACTTCCCTGTAGGCTCGTCCGTACAGGTCAAACTTCCGCAGCGCTGGGTTGTGACGAACGGCTTGGGATATCAGCCCCAGGGAATCGCTCGTCTGGCAACCACCATCAATTTGGATCAGGTGTTCGGGATTCACTTTGAGTGGGACTCCTACGAGCGTCTCGTCAAGATGGAGCGTTCGCAGGAAGAGCTTGAGGAGAACTACCTGTATCCGGCTGCTCGGCAGTTGGCGCAGGAGTGTGATTCTCGCGCTGCACTGTTCGCCTACCAGAACACATCGAACGTCGTCGGCACCCTCGGCACGGACGCGACCACGATCAACTTCGCTGCTGCTGCGGAGCGTCGGCTCTATGAGAAGGCTTGCCCCAAGGGGATTCGCCACCTCATTCTGAGCCCGTCGCTGATGCAGTCGTATGTGCAGGCGAACGTGACGCAGTTCAACCCGGCCCCGGAAATCTCCCGCATGTTCCGCACCGGCGTTCTCGGTACGGCGGCTGGTTGGGAGTGGTACCGCTCGAACTCGCTCTACAAGCACACGGTTGGGACTGCCGCAACGGGCGGTGTGACCATTACCGGAGCGAACCAGTCCGGCAATGTGCTGAGCGTCACCGGAACGGCAGGGCAGACGTTCAACGTTGGTGACAAGTTCTCCATCGCCAACGTCAATGGCGTCAACCCGACCACTCGCCGTGCAGGTACGATGGGCGCACAGAACTTCACCGTTCTGACGCCTCTGACCCTGACTGGTGGGACCGACTCGCTGAACGTGTCTCCTGCCATCTATGGCCCTGGCTCGCAGTATCAGAACACCGATTCTCTGCCTGCCAACGGAGCTGCACTGACCTTGTGGCCCGGAACGAACGCACCAAGCGGTGTGAGCGGCACGGTTTCCCTCGGCCTATCCAAGTTCGCCTTCGCGATGAGCGGCGGCAAGCTGGAAGTTCCGAAGGCGGTCGAGCGTGCAGAGCAGACGGAAGATCCGGACACCGGACTCGCCGTTCGCTTCGTTCGTGCATGGGATCAGCGTGAGTCGAAGATGACCAATAGATTTGACATGTGCATGGGCTACGGCAACTTGTACAACGACGCGGGTGCAGTAGCTGTTGCAGGTGCATAAGAAATAAGCACTTATGCCATCCGTATATTACAAGGACAAGTTATAATATACGGATGGGAAGATTTGACGACATAACTGGCAAGAAATTCTTTCGTCTTGAGGTAATCAGCAAGGCGAGCGTACGCGACGGCAGCGGCAGTGTTCGATGGGATTGTCGCTGTGAGTGCGGGAAACTCATAACAGTGTCAGGGGCCAGTCTTAGAAATGGCAACACCCGATCCTGTGGATGTCTCAAGGCTGAGCGCTTCACAGCAAGAACGCATGGTCTTTCCCATGAACCGATATACGCAATCTGGGAAGCCATGATTCAGCGGTGCTATAACCCTAAGAACAGGAAGTATTCTGATTACGGTGGGCGAGGCATTGAAGTCTGTAAGGCGTGGCGGCACGATCCAGAAGCCTTCATCTTGTGGGCGAAGGAAAATGGATACGAGCACATCTTGGGAAAAGGTAAGTTGACTGTGGACCGGAGAGATAACAATTCCGGTTACTCGCCTTCAAACTGCCGATGGGTTACCTACGCGGTACAAAACAGCAATCAGCGTCCTCGCAGGAGGCGCACAGGAGCATAACATGGCCTTCGGTGGACCCAATCAGACAGCAACTCCTCTTCCGGTGCAGTCCTTCACGCCTCAGAAGGACTACCTCAGCTTCAGCGGCATCATCAACCAGTATTATGCGCCCGTCACCTACACCGCGGTCGCCACAACCCTGACCTACTCGGACGTCCTTGGCGGTCTCATCACCTCCACCAACGGAGCCGCGCAGACGCTCACCCTTCCGACCGCTGCTTTGCTCGTTCCTCAGATTGAGGGAGCGCAGGGCGGACTGCCTGGAATCGCACCTCCGAACGCAACCTCCGGTTCGGGGATTCGGTTCTTCGTTCAGTCGAGCGGCGCGGGTACCGTCACCGTTGCGGCCGGCACCGGTGGGACCACGAGTGGGACCATGACGGTGGCAACGGGTCAGATCAAGGAATTTCTCTTGATTGTGACCAAGGTGGGGGATTCCACATCTCTCCCGACCTACACCGTCTACTCGCTTGGCACCGCAACCGTCTAACCCAGAGAGGGCGCTCGCATAGGCCCTCATCTTTTTGAGGAAACCATGCCCTTCGCACTCGACCAGGAAGCACTCGACAGCCCGAATATGACGGTGCTTGACATCAACAAGCCGCCGTCGAAGTCCATCGCCCATCAGGAATACCCCAAAATGGTCTACCTGCACCCGAAGGACAAGACGCAGGAGCACCGGACTCGCATCGTTGCTGATTCCGAGGAGCTGGAGTTGGCAACGAGCAAGGGTTGGAGAATCAAGCCGCATGTCCCCGAGGCCAAGCCTGACGTTGAGTTGGAGGGATTCGAGTATGAGCCCTCCGAAGTGAAGCGTGGTGTCGGCCGTCCCCCCAAATCCGAAGCAGCTTAAAGGAGCCATCATGGAAGAGATTCAGGAATACCCGAAGATGCTGTACTTGCATCCCGTCGATAAAACGCTGGAGCACAAGTATGTGGTCGTTATCAATGAGGAAGAGGCGAAGGCTGCGTTTGACCTTGGATATAAGGTTGAGCCGCACATCCCGCAGCTTCCCCCCGGAAAGCAGTTCGAAGGCAAGGAATACGAGGGAACTCCTGTAGAGGCGGTCGGCAGTGGTTCGGAGCGCTGGTACGGCGAAGGGCCGGATTGGACTCAGACCGTTGGCGCAGGTCTGACCGACAACACCGACTACCACGACGAAGCGAACCGCGAAGGTCTTGACGAAGTTCCTCCGCCGTCCGAAGAGCACGCTGCCTAGATGCCGGCAGCAAACTCCATCACGGTAACGGCTCTATCCATCATCAATGCGGCGGCGCAGCATCTTGGGGCGCTCGCCGCTGGTGAGGCATTGTCGAACGACGATCAGGCGTGGTGCCTTCAGAATCTCCAGGTCCTGATTGACGAGTGGAATGCTCGCCGACCGATGATCTACAATGTGAATTTCACACAGTACACGCTGCCCGCGAACATCGTGCCTGTGACGATAGGCCCAAACGGTGACTTCAATGTCAACCAGCGCCCGCAGAGCATCGATAGCATCGGCCTCATCCTTCAGGGTACGCCGGGGGTTGAACTGCCTTTGAACCGCAGGGACGATGACTGGTGGGCAAACAACCGCATCAAGGGGCTTACCTCCTCTCTTCCGACCGACTACTACTACTCGCCAGATTGGCCTCTGGGCAACATCTACTTTTGGCCTGTACCAACATCCTCCTATCAGGTAAACCTTGAGTCTCGGGCGATTCTGAGCGAATACACCACCGTGGCGCAGTCGTTCTCGATGCCCCCCGGCTACTGGGCTGCGGTTCAGTACGAGTTGGCGATCCGCGTGGCACCGAGCTTCGAGCGCGAACCGAGTCAGACGCTTGTGGGAATGTGGAAGCGGGCGCTCAAGTCGGTGCAGGTCAACAATGTCTCCTCGCCGCGGCTGGCGACAGATGCTCCGAGTTCGAGCGGATCTGGCCGTCCTGATTATTCCTTCCTTGACGGTTTGACTCGATGAGGATCGGCTTCGTCGGAGCTTCGTACACCTCCAAGAGCACGGCCGTGGCCGATGAGGAGTGTATCAACTGGTATGCGGAGACATTGGAGTCGCAGGCTGCTATCGCTCCGAGCAAGCCCTATGGCGGGCAGACGGCGGCGAGCGTCAAGAGCTACTATGGCACCCCAGGTTTATCGATCTTTTCGGCTGACGAAAATGGGGGACCGCTTCGGGGGCAGTGGTGGACCGGTAGCCAGTTGTTCGCCGTAGATGGGGATACGCTGTACGAAGTTTTCGCAGATGGAACGCGCAACGAAATCGGCAATGTTACCTCTGACGGGAACCCTGTTTCGATGGTGAACAATACCAACCAGCTACTCGTCATCTCCAATGGCTATTGCTACTGCTACACGCTCTCCCCAGGCGTCTGGACTGCGAATAAGGTCTACACGGTAGGGCAGGTCATCAAGGACGCGGCAGGTCATATCCAGAAGGCCACCGCAGCTGCTTGGATCGCGAATATGCCCTATGCCATCGGCGCTCAGATCGTGGACCCGAACGGGAACATTCAGCAGGCCGAGCAGGCGAAATGGATCGCGAATACGCTCTACAATGTCGGCGCGGAAATTGTAGACGCCGCGAACCATATCCAAAAGGCTTCGGCGGCTGCGTGGGTGGCGAATACGACCTATCTTTTGGGCGCGGAAATCGTCGACTCCAACGGAAACGCCCAGAAAGCTTACTCCTACGCTTGGGCGGCCAATACGGCGTATGCGCTGGGATTTCAGATCGTAGATTCGAACGGGAATGTTCAGCAAGTCACCACCGCAGGAACTTCAGGAGCCTCGGCACCGGTGTGGAATGGCGCGGGTGTCACCGCGGACGGCACAGGGACGCTGGTTTGGACCTACCAAGCCGCGTCGGGTGGAAATGCAGGAACCTCGGGGGCCACGGTGCCTGCGTGGAGTTCCTACGGTGCCACAACAGACGGCACGACGCTTACCACGCTCTTCTGGGTCTACCAAGCCTCCGCGAACGGCAAGGCGGGAACGTCAGGGGCCGATATTCCGACGTTCGATGATGCTGGGGGTTCGGTTCTCGACAGCAATACACTCACATGGACCGACCAGGGCCTAGCTACCAACGCGGGTGTTTCCGGCACAACAGAGCCGATATTCCAAGAGACCGGAAATACGACGGACGCAAATACCCTCGTTTGGGCAGAGCAAGGTCCAGCCGGCGACAACGCCGGAACCTCTGGCGCGGCGATACCTGACTTCAACGATGCCGGCGGAAACACTCCAGACGGAACGGGTACGCTGCTTTGGGTGGATAAAGGGCTGCAACTCCTGAATGTCTCCTCACAGATGGCCGGAACGCCACTCAAGGCTGATTATTCAGACAGTTACTTTATCGTGATGTTCTTGAATAGCAACAAGTTCCAGATGTCGCAAGTGCTCGACGGAACGACATGGCCCGGACTGCTGGTGAACGAGGTAGAGGTATTTGCAGAGAACATTTCCTCGCTGATCGTGAATCACCGCGAGCCGTGGATCATGGGATTCCTGCGGTCTCAGCCCTACCAGGACACCGGCAGCAATGAAGTCTTCGATGTCATCCCCGGCACCCTGATCGAAAAGGGGTGCGTCGCGACATTTGCCCCTGCGCGGCTCGATAATTCGATATTCTGGATCGACCAGGATGAACGCGGGGCTCTCTCGGCGTGGAGATCGAACGGCTATGTCCCGATGCGGGTTTCGACTCATGCGGTCGAATTGGACTTGGGAACGAACACACCCGCGAACCTCGCCGCAATGGTGTCATACAGTTATGAGGACGTGGGCCACCTCTTCTGGGTTATTTACGTTCCGCAATCCTTATGGTCATGGTGCTACGACGTGACAGAAGGTTTGTGGCATAAACGTTCCACGTGGAACACTCAGCTTGGCGTGTGGGGACCGCACCAAAGCTGGAATCACACCTACGCCTTCGGTAAGCACTTGGTGGGCGACTGGGCGACCGGAAACCTGTACCAGATGAGCGCGGCGAATTACACCGACAACGGCAAGACAATCAGGCGTTTGCGGCGGGCTCCGACCGTGATCGCAGAGATGGCGAGAATTTACCATGCGGAACTCAGCGTGGACTTCGATACCGGCAATGGTCCTCAACCGCCGCTCGTTGACGGAAATGGAAACCCTCGACCTCCGCAGGCTGTCTTGCGCTTCAGCGACAATCGGGGCAAGACTTGGAGCAATCAGCACGTACAAGGCACAGGTTTCGCGGGGCAGTACAACGCACGAGCTATCTGGAGACGCCTCGGGCAATCGCGGTATAGGGTCTATGAGTTGGTGGTGACAGACCCGGTTTTCTGGTGCGTGGTGGACGCATACTTGAGGATTTCAAGTGGTGGGGGTCAGGTTTGAGCACGCTCGTATTCGCCCAGCTTGTTCCATCCGGCCCACTGGTGGATCCGAAGACCGGGCAACCCACCTTCGCCTTTACGAAGTGGCTGCAAAATCTTCAGCAGGCGCTAAACAATGCGTTTACGACTGAAGGAAATATCTCGCCCGACTCAATTCCATTTCCAACCGCCTCCGCTTTGGGTGGCATCTTGGCGGTCTCGCAGGTGACGCATCAGTGGATTGCAGCGATTGGGACCAACGGCGCTCCGCTTCTGGTACAGCCATCCTTCGGAGACATCGCTGGCAAGGCCACGCCGTCCCAGGTGCCTCCGCTGTCTCAGTTGCAGGGCTCCGTGACTCCAGCGCAGGTGCCGTCTCTTACAGCGGCACAGGTGCCGAATCTTGAGGCTCTTAATGGCGCTGTTACTCCGAGTCAGGTTCCTGCTCTCTCGGCGCTGACAGGGGCAATAACGGATTCGCAACTTCCGCCCGACGGGATAAGCGGAGTGGTTGCGACTGCCAAGCTAACGACGGGCGGCGCAGACGGCTCCATGACCTTCACGAACGGCATACTCACGAGCTATACGGCGGCGACCTAATGGACATTTGCAAGACGATCGAGAAGGAAATCGGGCAGAAGGTAACGCTTGAGACGCATGTGGAGAATCTGAACGTCGATTCTCTTGAATATCTCTACCTTTTGCTCACGCTGGGCGCGGATGTGAGTGGAAATTATGTCACCGTGGGCGACATTCAGCAGGCAATCGCATGATCGAGGTCAAGACGGAGACTTGGGCAGCGATTGATGCCGAAATCGAAGAGGTGGCGGCGTTCCATTGGCAGGATTTGGCCCTCGACAAGCTACTGTTTACCCGAGATTTGGACCATGCTCAATACCGCTTACTTGATGAGATGGGCCGGATGCACGTTGTAACCGTCCGAGACGACGGGAAACTAGTGGGGTATGCGGTGTGGTTCGTGATGCCCCACCATCTGCACTACATGAGTTCCGGGCCGGTCGCGCTGGCGGATATGTATTACCTGATGAAGCCTTACCGCAAGGGTGGAATCGGGGTTCGAATGTTTCAGGAGTCCGAACGCGGTCTCAAGGAACGAGGGGTGATCCGCGCCCACGCTTCGAGTAAGGTCCATGAGGACAACACGAGAATGTTTGAGCTGATGGGCTGGAAGCACACGGACAACACTGTAAGCAAATTGTTGACGGAGGCAAAATGAGCGTAACTGGCGGGATTATCGCAGGAGTTGGGCTGGCGGGGTCGATTGGCTCGGCGGCTATCGGCTCGAATGCTGCGACGACCGCGGCTGGTATCCAAGCAAGCTCCGCTCAGCAGGCGCAGCAACTTGAATACCAGCAGGAGCAGCAGGCCCTTGGCTTCCAAGAGGGCGAATACGGTCAGACTCAGGCCAACGAAGCCCCTTTCCTTCAGTCTGGCGAGGCAGGGCAGGCCAACCTAGACTATTTGCTTGGCATTACACCTCCGACGACTGTCGGCGCGTCCTCGGGCTCAGCAGGTGCATTTACCGGTACCGGGGGTACGACGTCTGGCGGTGCCACAAGCGGGACCACGAATCTAGGCTCGATGGTCAACCCGAACCTCGGCAGTTTCGGTTCGCTGACCCAAGCTTATCCGGGCGGCCAGTTCACCGCGCCGACAGCGCAGCAGGCCCTCCAGTCTCCAGGCGAGCAAGCGCAGTTGCAGATGGGCGAGCAGGCGTTTCAGCAGTCGGCGGCGGCCCAGGGAAATCTTCTTACCGGAGGATCAGCCCAGGCGCTCAACAATTACGCGCAGAACCTCGCATCGACGAACTACCAGAACACGTACAACAACGCCTATAACACTTACGCCTCGAACTACAACCAGTATGAGAATCAGCAGTCGAATACCTACAACCGCCTAGCCGCTCTATCAGGGGAGGGTCAGACAACGGCGAACAACCTCGCTACGGTCGGGCAGAGCGCGGCGAACAACATATCTCAGCTATCGAGTACGAGCGGGGCGCAGCAGGCCCAGCAACTCAACAATGCCGGCGCGGCGAACGCGTCTGGCGTCGTCGGGTCTGCAAACGCGTGGGGTGGCGCAGTCAGCGGGGCGAGTTCCAACATCAGCAATCTCGGCCTCATCAATTCTCTTTATGGCGGCAGCAACAGCGAAGGTCAGTGGTCCGGCGACTCGGTACCCGCTTCGGAATTGGCAGGATAACTTAATGAATCTTTGCTCGCTTTCGGCGATTGCCG